CGAGATGCTTATGACGACTATATGACGCAGAAACAGAGCTATCGTTCCGGCAAATCCGAGGACTGCAAGAGAAAGATGCTTGCCGCTCTGGAAGAACATCTGGACGAACTCACAACAGAAATGAGCGATATGTCCAAGGATGCGGAGTGCCGGGAGGAACGTGATCTTGTTAAAAGATACGTGGAAAAGCTCCGTGATATGCTCTAATTAGTCAAAACATGTACCACAACTTTTTGGAGGTTCTGTGGTAAAATGTATTCATAAGGAAGATTCGTAAGTGGTTGTAGCCACTTGACATAGACATTTTTTCATTGATTCCTCCTTTCTTAGGCGCGTGTCCTTAACAGAAACAGGTTCGGGCGGAACCTGGAGGTTGAAAAGCGGATGCAATTTCCGACACGTACCATTGCCGTTAGTGCATGGCGGCATACCTCCTTGTGAGCATATAACTGAACAGTGAAATCCAACCCGTGCAGAGGTGTGTGACCGTATAGGCGGTGTTGACGTAGCCCGAACGTCCCGTGTTTAGGCATAGCACGTAAAATACCTTGCTAACCCGGGAATCCGGGTTAATGGGATATAGCTCAGTTGGTAGAGCATCTGACTGTTAATCAGAGTGTCACAGGTTCGATTCCTGTTATTCCAGTTACCCTGCCAGTGGTCTAACTGGCTTAATCCACTTACCTGCGGCGGCAGGTCAATAAACACGACCAGGAGGATGTTATGCAGAAACTTATTGACACATTAAAATCATTTGGAATTGAAATCCCGGAGGACAAGCAGGCAGATGTGAAGAAAGCACTCTCTGAGCATTACAAGAATGCTAAAGAAGTAGCGAAAACTCTGTCAAAAGTCGAGGGAGAACGCGATGACTGGAGAGAACGTGCCGAGACAGCAGAAGAAACCCTGAAAGGTTTTGACGGCATCGACCCGGCGAACATTCAGACAGAGCTTGCTGGATGGAAGAAGAAAGCCGAGGACGCAGAGAAAGAATTCAATGCGAAAATCTACGAAAGAGATTTTGACGATGCTCTTAAAACTGCATTGGAAAATGTTAATTTTTCATCTCCAGCAGCTAAAAGATCTGTTACTGCTGATATCAAATCAGCTGGTCTTAAGCTTAAGGACGGAAAGATTCTTGGACTTAATGATCTGCTTGAACAGATGAAACAGGATGAACCTGATACATTTGTAGATGAAAGTCAGCAGCAGGCCCAGCAGCAACAGGCGAGATTTGCAACAGCGCGGATTGGACATCAGCAGACACCGGGAACCATGACAAAGAAAGATATTGAAGCAATTAAAGACCCGTCTGAGAGACAGGCTGCAATTGCTCAGAATATCCAGTTATTCCAGTGATTTTTTTTACACCGACTATACGTCAGAGTATAGCCGCTAACCCAATACCTTAACAATTATGGGTAGAAAGGATTTTTTTTATGGCAGCAAAAGCTAATCTTATTATGACAAATGATATTCAGGTCACAGCACGTGAGATTGACTTTGTAACCAGATTCGAAAGAAACTGGCAGCACTTACGTGACATTTTGGGTATCATGAGACCTATCAAAAAGACACCCGGAGCGGTTCTTAAATCAAAATACGCAGAAGGCACATTGCAGGATGGAAATGTTAAAGAGGGCGAAGAAATCCCTTACAGCAAATTCACTGTAAAAGAAAAGCCTTATGCAGAAATGAGTATTGAGAAGTACGCAAAGGCTGTATCTATCGAAGCGATTAAAGATCACGGTTATGAGAACGCCGTTCAGATGACCGATGATGAATTCCTTTTCCAGCTTCAGACCAATGTTACCGGCAGATTCTATGACTATCTAAAAACCGGTACACTTACTTCCACAGAAACAACATTCCAGATGGCTCTGGCAATGGCTAAAGGCCGTGTTGAAAACAAATTCAAACAGATGCACAGAAATGTGACTGGCGTCGTTGGATTTGTCAACATTCTGGACGTATATGAATACCTCGGAGCAGCTGAGATCACTATTCAGAATCAGTTCGGTTTCCAGTACATGAAAGACTTTATGGGATTCAATACGATTTTCTTACTGTCCGACAGCGAGATTCCAAGAGGACAGGTTATCGCCACCCCTGTCGAGAACATCGTTCTGTACTATGTAGATCCGAACGAATCTGACTTTGCGAGAGCTGGTCTGGTGTATACCGTTTCCGGCGAAACAAACCTGATCGGATTCCATACACAGGGTAACTACCACACAGCAGTGTCCGAAGCGTTCGCAGTTATGGGACTGACTCTTTTTGCAGAATACATTGATGCAATTGCAGTAATTACCATTGACGAAACACCAACACTTGGTACTCTGACAGTAACATCTGCGGCTGGAACAGAAAGCGGTGATACAAAAATCACTGTAAATCCGGCCAAGGAAAATGCTGGCAATGTATATAAATACAAAGTTGCAACAGACGCAGTAACTGTCGGATACGGACAGAATCTCAGAAACTGGAGTACTTGGGACGGAAAAGCTGATATCACAGCGGCAACCGGACAGAAGATCACAGTGGTTGAGTGTGACGGAACATACAAAGCGCTGAATGCCGGAAGTGCAAGCGTAACAGCAAAATCATAAATGTAGGAGGTAACTGACATGGCTTACGCAGATTATAAATTCTATACAGAATCATTCGGCAATGTCGTGCCAGAAACCGACTTTCCACGACTGGCAGAAAGAGCCAGTGATTTTGTGGACACAATGACGTTTGATAGGTTGGTGGATGGACTGCCGACAAATGAACGCGCACAGAAGCGTATCAAAAAGGCGGTCTGTTCATTGGCTGAAAAAATGTATCAAATTGAACTTGCTGAAAGGAATGCTACTAATGCCGCTGTGAGCGGTACGTCAACCGCAATCGGGTCCGGTGGTAGCACGACAGGCATTGTAACATCTGTATCATCTGGCAGTGAATCCATCTCTTATGCAACGCCACAGCAGATCGGAGCAAGTGCAAAGGAATGGAGCGCAGTGTATGCCGCCGCTGGAGACGTACAGAAAACGAACGACTTACTTCTTAAGACAGCTTTGCCACTGTTGATGGGAGTAAGAACAGACGATGGGATACCAATTTTATATGCGGGGGTGTGAGTATGAAATGCAGACAGTGCGGAAAAGAACTCAAGCCACATTGGAGTACTGATATTTGTCTTGAATGTTCAAGAAAAAATGTGAAAAAGATATTCAGAGAAAATCCCGAAATAAAGCAGGCATTCCGTGAAACTATTGAAGAACTTAAAAAGCCTGAAAATGTTGAGAAAATGGCTAAAAATACAGCCAATTTTATGAATGTTGTTCAGGCGTTAAGAGGTGGTAAATGATGGACATTTCAACATTAGGCTCATGCGTAGCAATCGTTATGATCTGCTACATCGTAGGAATGGGCTGTAAAGCATCAAAAAGAATCTCTGATGAATGGATTCCGGTAATCATGGCGGTTATTGGCGGGATTCTTGGAGCGGTCGGAATGGGAATTATCCCGGATTTCCCGGCAACGGATTATATCACGGCAGTTGCAGTCGGTATGTTTAACGGACTGTCGGCCACTGGTGTGAATCAGATTATCAAACAGACAGTGCAGAAAGAATAATTAAGGAGAGGGTATCATGTATTCGTCTAAAATTACACTTTTTAATTACTACGAAAGTGCCACAACTGGAGATGCGTACTGGTATCCTCATGTTTTATCCGGCGTTGACCTCATTACAGACAAAGGGGCAATCCTTAAAAAGTACGGGCCAGACGCAGCTGACAACGCACAGTTACACGTTCGATATGCTATCCAGAACGGAGATATAACCGTTACTGATAAAGACGGCAAGATTCTCCCATATGTACCGCCTAATGAGTGGAAAAGGCAGATTAACAACGCTCTGGAAGACACTATCACATTCTCAGATGAATCATTCTTCTGGGAGGGCGAGTGGACTGGTGGAACAGTAACCGAAAGTGATTACCGAAATGGATTCTATCAGTACATGAATGAGAACAAGGATAACGTGTTCAAGATTACCAGTGTAGGCGGTCCATATACACTGATTCCGCATTTTGAAATTTTGGGTAAGTAATATGAGCAAGATTCATCATTTCAAAGGATTCTCCGTAGTTGATGGAGATATGAAAATTAAACTGAATATGGACAGATTCTCCAGACAGTACCAAGAAGCTCAGTATCTCCTTGATGGAATGGTAATGGACAGCATGATTCCGTTTATGCCGATGATCACAGCGAATTTTATTAACCGTACAAGAGCAGAAAGTACATCTTTACAAGGCAGTGGAAAAGTATGTGCGGCGGCGGCTCCATACGGGCGCTTTCTGTATGAGAGTAAAACCATGGTTGACGAATTAACCGGAAGCCCTTACGCGAGACGTGGAGCAAAAAAAGTACTTGTTAGTCAGTATTCCGGCCAGACAAACGCAAAAGAGAATCTGGAATACACCAAACAAGCGCACCCACGGGCACAAGCCCATTGGTTTGATGCCGCAAAACGACAATACGGCAGTACGTGGATTCGTAAAGTAAAAGCACAGGCAGGAGGTGGACGGCATGGCAGATAAGCCAATTGGCAAAGATGCAACCGGATATGAGATTCTGACAGATGCCATGAAAGCACTTCTGAATCAGTATCCGGGACTATACGAAAATGAAACAATCAAATTTGAGGAACTCGGCAAAGAATCTGGAATTGCGTTCTCAGCAGATAACGGGGCCTTGATTTATTCGGAAAAAGAAGATGTTTGTGGCGTGATGCACCAAGTATGCCAGTACCCATTTTACGTGGTATACCGAACAGCATCCGACAAGGAGAGACAGAAGCTATCTGTTCAGAAATTTTTGGATAATCTCGGTAAATGGATATGTCGAGAACCAGTTATTATAAACGGCTCTGAGACGCGCTTAAATGCTTTTCCAGAGCTTTCACAGGGGCGAGTGATAAAACGTATCACCCGTGATAACTCCTATGGTTTAGAACCGCAGGAGAGTGGCGTACAGGACTGGTTATTGCCATTATCGGTACGCTACGAAAACACTTATGAAGCAATATAGCGAGTAACAACCGGCTATCAGTTGGAGATAGTCGCTAACCTACACAGCCTTTTAAAAGTTATAGGCAGAAAGGACATTTCTATGGCAGTTACAGGAAAAATTGACCGTAAATATATGGCTCATTATATTGATGCAGGTTCCCTCTGCGGAGGGCTGACACCGAAATATGAGCGTCTTGGAAAGGATCTGGAAGAGTACAACATCGAACTCAACCCGGATACCGAAACATCTAAAAACATTCTTGGAGAATCCACATTTAAGCATAATGGCTATGAGGTATCTTCTGATGCTGATCCGTTCTATGCGGATACCACATCTGACTTGTTCGGAGCATTACAGAAGATTGTAGATGGACGTCTCAAAGACGATAGCCTCAAAACAAAAGCAGTTGAGGTTCATCTCTGGACAGAAGCCACAGCAGGCAAGTATGAAGCATATCAGCAGGACTGCTACGTTGTGCCGACATCCTACGGTGGAGACACATCTGGCTATCAGATTCCATTTACTGTCAACTATGTTGGCGAACGTGTAAAAGGAAAATTTGATATCAGTTCCGGTACATTCACAGCTGACAGTGAATAAGCACATACACAAGGAGGATATGCTAAATGGCAAAAGTAATTAATACCAAAATTGATGATGGAATTCTCATTTTTACATTCACAAACAATGAAGACGAAGTTTTTTCTTCTTTCAAGCTGAATCCAACCGACATTAATGTAGCAGCACGTGCAGAAGAAACGGCAGAATACTTTGAACAGCTTAAAGAGTCTATCCAGAAAGTCACGTCTGGTAAAGAAATGGCTGAACTGAATAAACAGATCGAAGACAAAATCAACTATCTGCTCGGATATGAAGCATCAAAAGACCTGTTCAAGGAGCCGATCACAGCGACTACTGTATTTGGCAATGGTCAGGTATTCGCCTACATCGTACTTGACAAGATCGCAAAAGCAATCGCACCGGAAATCGAAAAGAGAAAAAAGAAAATGCAGACGGCAGTCAATAAGTACGTGGAGAAATATACAAAATGACCGCCTATGAGCTACCCACCTCACTAAATATCAGTGGGGTGGATTTTTCTATCAGAACGGATTTTCACGCGATTATTGATATTCTCATAGCTATGAATGATCCAGAACTGGACGAGCAGGCGAAAGCAGTTGTTATGTTACAGATTCTGTTTGAGGACTGGCAAAGCATACCGGCTGAGTGTCTGGATGAAGCTTGTCAGAAAGCATCGGAGTTCATCGACTGCGGACAGTTGGACGATAATCCAAACCGCCCAAAGCCCCGTTTGATGGATTGGGAACAGGATGGAGACATGATTGTTCCGGCGGTAAACAAGGTTGCCGGTAAAGAAATCAGAGCAGTGTCTTATATGCACTGGTGGACGTTTTTTGGATATTTTATGGAATCTGGCGAATGTCTTTTTAATACCGTAGTTGGAATTCGTTCAAAAAAGGCAAAGGGCGAAAAGCTCGATAAATGGGAAAAGAAATTCTATCAGGAAAATAAGAACATTATTGATATAAAAACACGTCTCAGCGAAGAGGAGCAAGCGTACAAGGATGCGCTGAATGAGATGTTAAACCTCAAATAGTTAGGAGGTGAATGTATGGCTGCTGATGGCTCAGTCATTATTGATACCAGAATGGATACAACCGGTGTCCAGAATGGTGTCTCAGCTATAAAACAGTCATTTAACGGCCTTGGAAGTGCTGTAAAAAAAATTGGTCTGCTGATTGGTGGGGCTTTTGCAGTTGGCAAGTTAGTACAGTTCGGAAAAGAATGTGTGGAACTTGGCTCTGACCTCACAGAAGTGCAAAACGTGGTTGATGTTACATTTACAACCATGTCTGACAAAGTTAATGAATTCGCAAAAAATGCTATGACCTCTGCCGGACTATCGGAAACAATGGCAAAGCGGTATGTTGGTACATTCGGAGCAATGTCTAAGTCGTTCGGATTCTCAGAAGCACAAGCTTACGATATGTCAACAGCTCTGACACAGCTGACTGGTGATGTGGCATCATTCTACAACATCAGTCAGGACTTGGCTTATATCAAACTTAAATCAGTGTTTACGGGTGAAACGGAAACATTAAAAGATTTGGGCGTGGTAATGACCCAGTCGGCACTTGACCAATATGCACTTGCAAATGGCTACGGCAAGACCACATCTGCAATGACTGAACAGGAGAAAGTTGCTCTCCGCTTTGCTTTTGTGCAGGAACAGTTATCAGCCGCATCTGGTGACTTCATTCGTACTTCTGACAGCTGGGCGAACCAGGTGCGAGTGATGCAGTTGCAGTTGCAGTCCCTCAAGGCAACAGTCGGACAGGGATTGATTAATATTTTCACACCTGTTCTGAAAGTAATTAATATCTTACTAGGTAAACTGGCAACTCTGGCGAATGCTTTCAAAAGCTTCACGGAGCTTATTACTGGCAAGAAATCTTCCGGTCAAACGAGCGGAAGTGGAGCGGGTCTTGCCGGAACAGACGCGATCGCAGATACAGCAGATCAGTATGGACAGGCAGCGGATAATGCAGAGAAACTGGCAGATGCCACGAACGACAATGCAAAAGCCACAAAAAAAGCGAATAAGGAAACAAAAAACTATCTTTCGTCACTTGATGAAGTTCACAAAGCCACATCTACTGGCAGCAATTCATCTTCCACACCATCTTCATCTGGTGGAAGTGGTGGAGCAGGTAACAGCGGTCTTCCGAATTCAGTTGGTAATGTGGACTACGGAAATCTCGCAGAAGGCGAAACCGCACTTGACAAGATTAGCGATTCCGCAAAGAAACTTGCTGACCTGCTCAAGAAACTCTGGAAACCATTCCAGGACGCATGGAAAAAAGAGGGTAAGAATACCATTGAAGCGGCAAAAAACGCTTTGTCGGGAATTGCAAAACTCGCTAAGAGTGTAGGTAAAAGCCTTGTAGAGGTCTGGACAAATGGCACAGGCGCAACGATGCTTACGACCATGCTGAGGATTGCTCAGAACGTTCTTAAAACTATCGGGAATATTGCATCCGGTTTTGCGGATGCGTGGAATAAGAACAATGTTGGAACGCAGATCATACAGAACATTGCAGACGCCCTTGTGGTGGTTATGCAGTTTGTTGAAAAAATCGCAGAGGATACAGCAACATGGGCGGCGAACCTTAATTTCTATCCTCTACTGGAATCTATCAGTAATCTAACAAGTACGTTTGCGCCAATTCTGGAATCTATCGGAAATGTTCTTGAATGGATTTATAACAATATTGTTCTTCCAATGCTGAAATGGCTGATTGAAACGGGAATTCCAATAGTGATCAACCTAGTGTCTGATTTGGCAAGATTTTTCGCAGACCATCAGCCAATTATCGAAGCATTCGGCGCAGCTTTGATTGGAGCATTTGCGGCGGCGAAAATTGCAGGGCTAGCGTCAAGAATAGCAGGAAGTATAACGACAGTAGCGAGTTTTATAAAAGGTCTTATTGCACTTATGACTGGTTCTAGCGGCATTATGGGAGGAATTAAAGCTATTGCAACGGCTATCGGACCGGGTGGAATTTTTATAGCGGCAGTAACAGCTTGCATTGCAATTGGCGTATTACTGTATAAAAACTGGGACAAGATTAAAGAAGTTGCGGGTGCGGTATGGGATTGGATTAAAGATAAGACCATAACTTTCGTTGATGGAATAAAATCCAAACTAAGTGATTTGGCAGAAAAGATTGTTTCTATCTGGAATGGTATCAAATCAAGTGCAAAAGAAAAGTGGGACGCTATATGGTCCACTATAAAAGAAGTTGTAAAGAGGATAGTTGATGGAATCGTTGATAAATTCAAAAGTGCAAGAGACAAGGTTGTTGATACGTTCGAGGGTATTAAAAACAAAGTTAAAGAGATATTCAATAAAGTTATCGGTATCGTAAATGGCGCAATCGGTACGGTGAACGGCGCGATCAGTGGAATTGAATCTGCAATGTCATTTGGTCCGTGGGAAGTACCTACGCCGTTCGGTAAGAAAACAATCGGATTTAGTGCAACATTTCCGAGAGTTCCAACTATTCCATATCTTGCAAAAGGTGCCGTTATTCCTCCAAGATCAGAATTTCTCGCTGTGTTAGGAGATCAGAAGCAAGGAAACAACATCGAGACACCAGAAGCTCTGCTCAGAAAGATTGTTCGTGAAGAATCTGGAAGCAGTTCCGGTGGAGATTATCGCTTTACCGCTCAAATTAACCGTAGAACAATCTTTGATGAAATTATTGATGAAGCAAAATTAAGACGCAGCACAAGCGGAAGAAATCCGTTTGAACTGGCATAGGAGGTGGAAACGTGGCAACTATTCCAAAAAGTATAACAAAACGATACAAGATGAACGGGGCCTCCATCTATCAGCCAGACAAAGATATGGGTTATAACCTCGAAACAACTTATTCAGAAGGTAGTAACCGTACGCAGTTTGGAAAAGCATTACTGACTCCACTATTTACAGTTGAACAATATAGCTATGAAGCATCAAACGTTCCAGTTGTAGAAGCAAACAAAATTCTCAAAATTATCGCAAAGGGAAAAACTTTCAATTTGTACCATTGGTCGCTTTACCACATGGCATGGAGAACTGACCCGTTTTATGTCGGAAAAGCAAGCCTAACTATTGGAGAAATTTCGCCAGACTTAAAATTTGTATCAAAAATATCTTTTAACATGCAGGGGGTGAATCCACTTGATTAATGTATCTGATACATTTAAGCAGAAATTAGCAGATGGCGAACCTGTCTGGGAGGTGGTGGATATCACCTTTCCTGATGGGAGAACCAAAACCGTACAGAACGAGATTATGAGCAGCAACAACTCATTTTCTGACTGTGCAGAAAGCAGCAGCTTTCCGATTGGCTGCGTTGTTTGTAAATCCATGACATTGGAGTTGGACAACACTTCCGATCAGTGGAAAAACTATAATTTCTACATGGCGAAAGTTCATGCGTATCTTAAAATGCAGACCTCTGTAGCAAGTCCGGCCGTGACAGATGAATTGCTGGATGAAAACTATGACCCAATTCTTGACCAGAGTGGCGGTGCGATTCTGGCAACAAAAGCAGCGACAGAATACAGAGTCGAAACCATTGATAAAGGTATTTATACAATTACGACACCAGAACAATATGGCGAAATCCTTAGTTTTACCGCTTTGGACGATATGTATAAGACGAACGCAACTTATATATCTCATCTGGTTCTGCCACAGTCAATAGAGACTCTTGTTAGAGATGCGTGTGAGGCTCTTGGTATTCCGTCAGAAGTCTCCATGGCTCATGGAAATCTGATCGTGTCAGAGATTCCGGAAAACATGACGTTTCGTCAGTTGTTCGGATGGGCGGCAATGCTTGAGACTGCGAACGCTCGCCTGGACAGCAGAGGATACTTGCGATTTATCAGATGGGATTTTTCCAATACACAAGAAGATTACAACGCAGTAGTGGACGCTGATGGAAATGTAACATTTAAAGGCGGCGCAAGTATTGACTCAGAAAGTTTTATCAGTCCGACAGGGAACTGGACAATTGATAGTGATGGATTCTTGACATTGATCGAATCAGCAGCTGACACATCCGAAAAGCTCAAAGACTTTTTTGAGAGTCCGACTGTATCCAGTGATGATATTGTGATTACCGGAATCAAACTCAAAAATAAAGAAAATGAAGCCATGTACGGAAGTGCAGGATATGTTCTTGAATTGGAGAATAATCTTGTAAACGATGTCGATTTGGACACTGTGGCTGCTCAAATCGGTGATTCCATAATTGGAGCTAAATTCCGTAACATGTCGGGAGAACTTGCATATAATCCACTCATTGAGTTTGGAGATATGGCATATACTTACGACCGCAAGTGGAATAGGTATATCACTCCACTGACAGACGTTTCCTGTTTCGTTAATGGAAAGACCACTGTAAAAACTCAAGCCGATGATCCGATCAGAGGAATGAGCAAGTTCCAGTCAGAATCCACTAAGGCAATCGTAGAGGCAAGGCGTCTTGTAAAAAAAGAAAAAACGGCCAGAGAAAAAGCAGTAAAGAAATTAGAAGAAACTTTAAAAAATTCTTCTGGATTATATGAAACATCAGTCACACAGGAAGATGGCAGTACTATCACATATCTGCATGACAAGCCTACACTCGCAGAATCAAAAAATGTAATTAAATTCACAGCAGAAGCCATTGGCGTATCCAATGATGGTGGTAAAACATATCCTTACGGTTTTTTTCTGACAGGCGATTTGATAGCAAAAATTCTGTACGCACATGGTATCAATGCTGATTATATTGACACAGGCGCACTGATTGTCAGAGATAGCGATGGAAACATAATCTTCCAGGTTGATATGGACACCAAAAAAGTAATCATCAGTGGTGATAATGTTGTAATTGGTGGTAGTTCTTTGCCGGATAAACTGACAAAAATGGACAACAATATTGCATCTGCCAAGAATATGACATTCCAGCTGTCGAACGATATGCAGACGATCACATCTGACGCAGACGGAAACATTCCGGTATTTCCAACAGTGGCAACTACAGCGAAAGTTATGTACGGCTCGTCAGATATCACAAATGATTGTAGCTTTACCGTGACGAAATCAGACAGTGTAACCGGCTCTTGGGATGTAGATACGCATACTTACACTGTCACAGGCTTGAGTGCAGACAATGGATGGGTGGATATTAAGGCAACGTACCTGATTAATCTTTCTATAACGAAGAGATTTACGATTTCCAAGCAGAAATCAGGGAAAAACGGAAAACAGCTTTATACATGGAGAAAATACGCATCCATGCCGGATGGCTCTGATATGAGTGATAGTCCAGATTATGTAAAACTTCTGGACAGCGCCGGAAGTCCCATACTGGACAGTACCGGGGATGAAATCTATACAGTCACAGAAGCAATCTATGTTGGAATTGCGGACAACAAAACTACAGAAACACCGTCTGATAATCCGAAAGATTACATTTGGAGCCGTTTTCGCGGTGAAGACGGAGCGGATGGAATTGGCATTCCGGGAGAGAACGGAGAAACTTCTTACATCCATACCGCTTATGCAAATAGTATTGATGGAACTGTGGATTTTTCCACAACTGATACAGATAGAATTTACATTGGTCATTATTCCGATTTCGAAAAGACGGACAGTGCAGACCCAGCGAAATATACATGGGCGAGAATGCGTGGAGAAGACGGGCCTCCAGGAAGAACGTATTACCTGAGAGCCAACGCAGGAGTCCTGATGATGGGACAGGATAAGAAAATAACTCCTAATCCATTCAAGGTTCATGCGTATTACAGAGATGGACAGGGTGACGAAGCAACTTTTAAAACCTGGTGGGTAGTAGAATACAGCAAAAATTCCGGAAAAACATGGACAAAACTGGCCTTTAATGTACAGACCAGTGGAATAACTATTAATCCAGATAGCTATTCTCTTGGTGCTGACGGAATGATACGTGCAACAATTTATACGGATTCCGGAAGAACTAAAATCGCCGATCAGCAAACATGGCAGGTTGCTGTTGACGTTGGCATGCTTACGCAGGAGCAGATTGTTGAGATATTGTCCAATGACGGAGAATTTAAAGGTCTCTACTATTTGAATGGACATCTGTACATCAGTTTAGACGCATTGATGGGAAACGCCGCAATTCTAGGTGGAACCAAAAACGGCAACGGATACCTAAAGATTAAAGATAAAAAAGGCACCGTGAAGGGACTGATAGATTACTCAGGCTACACTGCATTTACAAGCTATGAAGAAAATTCTACGCGCATGAAATATACAGGAATTTGTTTTTCAGATACTGGAATAAATCCTGTTAGTGCCGAGAAATACTTTAGCAGCACTGCGGACATTGAATACGTTGAAACGGCGTGGGGAATCGACTGGACTGCCGAAGAGCTTAATATTAGTGCAACAGAAGTATCGGCTGATACCGGTACATTTGGAGATTTAACTGTTACTAATTCTGCATCTTTCACAAAATCACCAAAGATAGAAGACATGGAGTATACGACATCATCAAATACTATTTGTTGGGATGGACGTACAGGATACAAACAGCTGATGCTGAAATCTTCATCCTCGAAACGCTATAAAGATATTGGAAATGATATTTCAGAGCAAGAAATTGAAGAATGGTACAATATCAAACCACTTTGGGCGAAATATAAAGAGGGATATCTAGTTAAAGGGGACGAGAATGAAGGAAGATATATCCCGATGTTTATTGCTGAGAATGTAGAAGCATTCTTTCCAGAAGCTACTCGGCATCAAAACGGACTTGTTGAGGACTGGAACGAACGTATCATGATACCGGCTATGTTTGCGATGATAAAAAGCCAGAAAGAACAGCTTGACCGACAGGATAAACTAATTAATCAGCTCTATAAAAAGCTCAATATAGAAAAGGAGAATTAATATGGCAAAATTTAATGAGTACACACAGAAAGCAACACCGGAAGATGCAGATACACTGATGATTTACGATGCGGCGGCGAAGGCAAACAAGCTTTCACCATTCAGCGGAATCTGGAACTGGATGGTCAATAAATTGACAAATGCAGTAATCAATAACTTGCAGACTTCAAACAAGACTGTAGTGGGGGCTCTTAATGAATTAAATAGTAACTCATCAAGAATGGAAAATCGCATACAATTCGAATGGCATAATAAAGATGAAAAATATCCTTCAGGCTTAAAATTGGTGGTCGATAAAACGACAACTTTATTGCTTCCAATAGAAAGTTTTGTAAAGATGGAATGACATTTAAGCAACTTCGTATTCCCATTTAGTTAACTAAGGACTTTGAAAATTTCATAAATATGTTTCATGATTTCATGAAAGGAGCTGATAAATTGGAAATTAAAGGAATTGACGTATCATCGTGGCAAGGGAAACCGGATTGGGCAAAAGTATCGAATTCTGGAATTAAGCTTGCAATTTTGAGAATTCATCAGAAATCCGGCACAGATGCATCATTCGAACACAACTACAAGGGCTGTAAATCCAATGGAATTCTTATCGGTGGGTACAAATACAGTTATGCTTTAACACCGGCACAGGCGATTGACGAAGCTGAGGACGTACTTTCCGTTCTTGGTGGTCGTGGACTTGATTTTCCAGTATTCTATGACCTTGAATGGAGTCAGCAGAGAAGCCTTGGAAAACAGGCTATCGAGAATATTGCAGTAGCATTTCTGACCAGAATTAAAAAAGCCGGTTATAAGGTCGGTATCTACTGCAATCTGGATTGGTACAATAATGTTCTGTCAGATGCTCTGAAACAGTATGATTGTTGGATTGCTCGTTATTCGGCTAACGACAACGGTTCTGTACAGGAAAGATTGTGTCCAAATGTTGGTGTAGGCTGGCAGTATTCCAGTAAGGGAAAAGTCTCAGGAATCAGTGGAAATGTTGATATGGATGTGTTCTACAAGGACTACAGAGATTCTAACCAGAAAGGAGAAACTAAAATGGTAAAAATCAGTAACTGCGGACATGATGAACGCGGAAGATATGCAGGTGGGAAAGCAGGAGATCAGACTGGTACAGAATATCAGATCATGAACTGGTACAGTAGACCGTGGCTCTGTGTCCTAAGATTCAATGACGCCAAAATCGCAACCATGATTGCAGACATGGCGACAAAAGCGGCACAGAACAATCTCATCGGATACGATCAGGGCACTGCCGGAAACAGCAATGACCGGTATTCGTTCTGGCGGCACTTAAAGGCAAGTAACTACGATCCGGCGCAGATCACGGTAGCTTGTGAATCTGATTGCAGCGCAAGTACAGCAGCTATTGTCAAAGGGGCTGGGTATCGCTTAAATAATGCAAGGCTCAAAGCGGTCAGCATCTATCTGACGACACGAAACATGAGAGCTGCAATGAAGATTGCCGGTGCGAAAGTACTGACGGATAGAAAGTATCTGACATCCGGCGACTATCTAAAGGCAGGAGATATCCTCCTGAATGATAACCACCACGTGGCTATCGCTGTTACCACTGGTGCAAAAGCAAGTACGCTTTCAACGCCAACTATTCTGTCTAAAACTCCGAAGTGGGTGGGAAAGGTAACTGCAAATACACTTAATGTCCGCACATGGGCAGGAACAGAGTATGCACAGCTTAAAAGCTATCCTACACTTGCAAAAGGCAACTTGGTTGATGTATGCGATATCATTAAAGCCAAAGATGGAGCATCTTGGTACTATATCCGCATTGCCGGAAAATATTTCGGATTTGCTTCTGCAAAATACATCAAAAAAGCATAAAATATCCCGGGGTTAATTCCCCGGGAGTTTCTTTTTGAAATTAATGATAACATCATTGCGCCAGCGAACTGGCACATAGAAGATGTCATTAATCATTTTTTTGGATTTTCGGAAAAATGTCTAGATCAAAATTGATCTCGTTACCTTTGCCATAAGTGTTTTTTATATTTTTCGAGTAGACGACTTTTTCAACCAGATTCTTGAGCATTCTATTTCGTGATTCCATGTTAAGGTTCCAATAGTTATTAAGCAATTCTTCGCAGCGTGGAACAAAATCTGATTGTTGTGCCATAATATTCTCATCGTGTTCGATTTCTTCTCTTAATTTCGTAATAATATCAGAACATGATTGGATAGATATAGCTATGGTTTTGGAGCGCTCAAGGAAGACTTCTGTGGTGTAGATTCCTTGCTCAAGTAGATCATATTGCTTTGCTTTTTGAGCATTTAAGTTTTCCAGCTCACTTTCTTTTTCACGTATAAGATTTTGCTTAGATACTATACCGGAATTGATAGTATTAGACGGAACATTAATATCATTGTTCAGCTTGTACTGCTCTGTTATTTCTTTAATTCCATCAAGCACAGCTTTTTCAACCAGAGATAATTTGCTGCTCACTGTAGGGCAAGACGTATATGGACACATGAGGGTATCTTCCTGTCCGCGTTTTTGATAAGGGCGGCGAACCATGGCGCGACCGCAATTGCTGCAATAGACAATTCCGGCAAGCGGATTGCGAACTGTGTTTTTTATGCTGATTGGGCGAGGTGGGTTCTTCTGTCGTACTTCCTGTGCAGAATTATACAGATCGTCTGATATAATAGCTGGATGCAATCCTTCACAGATAAGGACATCCCTGGACCGTGGGCGTGTCTTGACTACTTGACTATTCTGTATAGTCTTTACTGTTTTTCGACCATTCCACCGGATTTTTCCTATATACACCGGATTTGTTAGAATTCCCTGTATGCTGGCAGGAGTCCAGTCACCACCTAGCGCAGATTTTATTCCCATGTCGTTTAATTTCCGTACAATCTTCGCAACTCCAATTTGCTCACAACCATCACCGGCATACCAGGTGTATATCATCTTTACGATCTCGGCTTGAGCCGGAACAGGTCTGAGGGTATAACCTTTTTCTTTTTCGAGTTTAACTCTTTCGTATCCGTAAGGTGGTTTGTTGCCACAGTATTTCCCTTCTTTGACCGATGAGATTCTACCATTATTCAACCGACGTTTAATGGTCTTATACTCTCTACGGCTCATAAAAAGCCCGAATTCGAAGTACTCTTCATCAAATTCATTGTTTGGGTCGTATATTTTTGTTGGAGTAATAATCTTCGTGTCAGAATATTGGAAGGCTCTGGACACAACGCCCTGGTCGATGGTGTCACCTCTGGCAAGACGTTCTACTTCGACAACCAGAACACCGTCCCACATACCGGATTCTACTTCGTGAAGGAGCTGCTGCATAACAGGACGGTCAGCAATAGTTTCGCCAGATACCACTTCACGATAAATTGCGCCTACAATGTATTCTTTTTTCTTTGCAAGCTCTAATAGAATCCGTTCGTGTCTGGCAAGAGTTTCGCCCTCTCCATGCGCTTCAGCTTCCCGATCGGCTCTGGATTTTCTTAGATAGATACATACTGATTCATTCATTTTATCATTCTCCTTTTTGCACTTGTGCGGCAATCCCGGAAATGATATACTTAATGCGTAGGTAAGATTTTTCTCTGGAATTGTCTTATTTTTAAAAACCGGTCCTCGTTGGTAGCGAGAGCCGGTTCTTTTTTTACAAAAGTTCTGTTTTTTTCTGATTGAATTCTTCTTGTGTAATAATGCCACTATCTAAAAGTTCTTTGTAATCTTTCAGAAGTTCAACGGATGTTTTCTGGTTCCGAACATTTTCAGAGGCATCAGAACTTTTTGAAATATTGAAACTCTTTAGCTGCATATCTATATTCGAACTACAGTAGAATCCAATAGTATTTACCTGGTTTGTTTCAACATTCCGCATTTTCATAGACGCATAAGAATCTACTTCTATGTTATCGCTTGTCGTGGTGGCGGTTCCGGTAGTGGTGGAATTGTTCTTTCCTTTGGTTTTCTTTCCAGTTCCAACCGCTGCTCCAACTATAGTTCCGACTCCCGGAGCAATGACAGTTCCAACAACAGCTCCTGTCAGATGTCCTCTTCGTTTCGTTTTTTCTTTATTTTTTCCTTTAGTGCGAGATGTTGTTGTTGTTTTCTCTACTGTTCTGTATTCCGGCCCGTTCCATTCATAGTCGAAAAGTTCATATTTGGTTGGAGCATCTGACACTGTAACAGACCCATCTTTCCATTGCTTCAAATCAAATCTTGCGTGTTTGGAACCAAGCTCAAAATCCTCCTTACCGGATATAACTCTCAGATTCAATACTCGAACAGGTTTTTCTACAACCGCTGGCTGGGTTGCTACGGAATTATTTGATATTGCAGGTTTTTGAACCTTATTTTTAATAGACAGCAAAAGTGCAAAAATAAGATACAAAACAGCAATTCCAAATACCTCAAGTACAACAACGACCATAATATTGTCTGATGAAAGATCGTTTGAACTCATCAAGGCCACAATCATTAATACAATTAATGCGGTCCAAACGATCATCAACACATTTCGTATTTTTTTCATATTTCCCCCTTTTGACACGATTACTCAAAATTCTCGATATAATTCTTATATAGATTCCTTATTTTGGCAGCCTCCCTCTGCCTGATTGGAACAATATCCCCCGATATCATCTCAAAATGATCTGATGCATCTTTAATTTCGTCCATGTTGACGATATAACTTTGATGGCAACGGAGAAATCTTCCATCAAGATGCGGCTCTATATCTGACAGCTTTCCACGTGCTACATGAATAACGCCGCAAGTACAGTGGACGAGAATTGATTTATTTCGGCTTTCTATGTATTCGATGTGACGGAATTCTACCCGATGTAAGTGATCTCGGTTTTTGATAGTCAAGGCTTTCTCACGGATATCTTCCAATGTGTGTGCTACGACAGAATACATGCGTCCATGCTCAGAGCCTTTGATGATGTAATGCACTGGCAAGACGTCCAATGCGTCAAATACATAGTTTTTGTATGCTGTCCAGAAGGCAATGTTGCCATTATATCCATTTTTCCTGAGCTGTCTTGCAACATTTATGCCATTCTCATTATCAAGGACCACATCCAACACGACTATATCGTACCATTGACCGTCTGCTATATCGTCAATCAGCGGCTTTCCACTACTATAAGTGTTTAGCGTGTAACTCTTGTCTCCGCGCTTTTTCAAAAACTCATCAACATGAGCCTTAAAAAAATCAATCTGTAAAGAATTATCGTCACAAATCGCAATTTTCATGCAAATCAGTCCTTTAAATTGTCATTTTCGCCATTTGCGTTAAATAAGAATTCTATATGTTATAGTTGATTATAGCATCATGCAATATAGTTGTAAATAGACGTTTGTAGGTGATTTTAGAATGAAAAGAGTCAAAAAAGTACTAATTTTGATATCGGTTATAGTTTTTGTCAATTATATAATCCATCTTCCAATGTGCGTGGATGATTATGTACACAAGGATTCTGACATATACTCTGCTCAACACATGTGCAGGCATTCGACCTTGACCAGGAACGCGAAGGGAATTTTGAAAACAGACGGTATTATAGAAACAATAAAAATTCCACTCAAAGCGAACTTCCTTTTTGCAAAAGTAAAAATTATATTCGATATTACGAATATTCCAGTGTACCACTGGCAGTTAGCTAGAGGAAATTTAGGCGTGTCTCGTTTTATTGGACTTGTGGGTTGATATAATAAGAACGAATGTTCGGTTATATTTCCCACAAACCGGACATATACTGTAGTGTAGGCGGTAGCTGTGACAGGGAGGGTTATTTATGGATTATAAGAAAGAGATTATTGAAATGATACAGAAAATACATAGTGAATCAATGATAAAATTTATTTACGGGTGCGTAAAAAGGGCTTATAAGGAAGAAAGGGCAGGAAAATGATTCCTACCCTTGTGCTTTAGAAAATAAACTTCTCAAAAAAATCACATAACAAATCTTTTTTATCGGGCGGCAGGTTATCGTATTCAAGAATGATTCTTTTGAAACGGGGGTCTGACTGCTCGATTTTTGTAACTACATCTCCAAATTCAATATCAGGGTCTTGATTCTCTTTTAAATCTGTCAAATCTGACATTCTTATTCGGAAATAATCGGCTAAGGCTCTAATCTTTCCAGTTCCTGGCATCGAATTACCTTTGCACCACATATTAAATGTAGATGCGTTTGTTCCAATGGCTTCAGCAATTTCCTTTTGCTGTTTCCCACTTCTTGAAATGTACTTATTAAGATTATTCGAGAAGATCTTTTTCTGCTCTTCAGTTGTCATGGTTGTCATGATTCTTTTCCTCCTTACATTTTGTATTGTACATCATATTTATAAAAAATTCAATAGTTAATTCAATTATTTTGAATTTTGGTGTTGACAATTCAATACAGTTGAATTATAATAATCTCAGAAGTTAAGAAAGGAGATGAGCAAATGCCAAAAATTTCATTAGAAGCTGTTCGAGTGAACGCAGGATGTAATCAGAAAGAATGGGCTGAAATATTCGGTATTTCCAATGCAACTGTAGTTAATTGGGAAAAAGGAAAAACAGAGCCGACATTATCACAGCTCAGAAAAATGAGTGAGCTTTCTGGAATTCCTATGGACTTTATTTTTGTGCCAAATAACTTCAATTAAATTGAATTAGAAGGGGGCAGTTAATAATTGAACAAATCAGATATTCAGTATCTTTTTGATTACGTAAGGGATTTGCAGAGACAGGTAAATCAGTTAAAAGTGGCAGTCCTTACCGGGAAAACAAATGGATTAGAGCTTCCGAATCCTATCTATCTGGAACCCGGCAAAAGAATACCACTCGGACATCTTGCAGACGATCTACTTGATACAGAATTTCAAAATTGTGGAAACGATACTTGTGATAAGAGCAATGAATGAGATCGCAGTAGTCACTTTAAAACGGTAAGTATCTTCTCTATATATTTTCATTTCAACTTCACCGTCTTGAGTGACCACATAGCCTTCATATCCACGCACAGGTTGCTTACGTAAGAATCCTTTAGATGCTAAGTATCTATACATTTCGTGATTCTCGGTATCTTGTGCAGTGGTTCCGTTATTTTTAAGAACGGACTTCATTAGCCGATATTGTTTCCCAGTTATCATTTAATCACCTCCCATCTATAGGGAGTATATCACAAGAAAGGAGTAAATATATGAGTAGATCACTTGAAAAAAGGATTCGTTCATTGGAAAGAAGAGCTGCCAGTCTTGAATCGCAGCTTCAAGACCAGCAACAAATTATTTCTTCTCAGCGTCCGAACGTCCGCCCTGAATCACTCTTAGACCAGGCGGCTCATGATGTTCAGTCAGGTGTTCGTATTCCAGCATTCCGAATGAATCTAGGTAATCGAACATTATTTGAACAGAAGACTGAATAGATGTATTTACGGCGTTTCTGATGATTTGTAATTGTTCTTTTGATATGCAAGGTTCAGTTTCAGATAGGCCTTGCAACAGACTGTGAGCAATATTAGCAGAGTTTTCAGTCAGAATTCTTTCAACATCAGAGTTAATGGCCGACATAAATTCATCATAAGTCATTTTCACACCTCCTTTCTCAAGGAGAGTATAGCACAAAAAGAAACAAAACAGCATAAATATCATAGTTTATTAGGAAAGGAGAAATTGTAATGGCAGTAATCAAAACAATTAAAAAAGGGTCTGGGGTAATCAGAATACATGATGATTACTGCAAAGATAATACACCGGAAGACAATCAGAGGATTGTAGATGAGTGTTCAAGAATTATCTTGAGCTACTATCGAAGAAAAGAAACAAATTTGACGTAAGTGCTCCGAAGGAGAGCTGAAACCTCTCGCCTCGGAGCTGTAAACCACTAATCGTGCTAGCGGATTACAGGATAATCATATCATTTCTTCCTGTATTTCGCAAGAGAACAGGAGAATTTTTTATGAAGAAAACCGAGGATAAAAAAGTGACAAATTTTGAAGAGTTCGAAACTTTCTATGCAGTCGAAGTTGTAAGAGAGGCAAAAAAGCAGACTCACAAATGGTTCTGCGCATGGATTGTAACCATGATTGCATTAATTTTTTCAAACGCTGCATGGATGTTTATTAAGTAAGAAAGGAGGAAAGACTGTGGCAATTAGATATACCACAGAACAAAAGAAATACATCCTTTTGAAAGGCAATATTGCAAAAAGGATGGAGGCCGAGCGAGTAAGTGATGCTCAGATGGCAGCAGTAACAGGAATGGCTGAAAACACTTTCCGTAAAAAGCGAAATAAGCCGGAAACATTCACGTATCCGGAACTGCGGCATATTTTTATTCGATTGAACTTCCCTAACGAGGAAATATTGGAGGCTTTGACATGAAAGATTGGATAGACTCCATTCTGATTGGAGGGATAGCAACGTATCTTCCGTTCTGGACCTGGGACAACAGCCGTGACCAGATCATGGGAGCGTTGGGACTGATCGGAGCTGTGTACATAGCAAGGACGTGGAAAGAATGGACATGCTAGACATGCCAACTAAAAAAGGATCCTCAGAGCTGCAACTCAAATAAGGATCCAAGACAATATATCTCTTCTTCATTGTAGAAGGAAAGAAACTAAAAGTCAATACAAGGAGGAAATTATGAACGAAGAGAAAGTCAGAGAAATCTTTGATTTATGTGTCAGGGTTTCTGACGAGACAAGCAGGCGCATAACATTTGATTACAAAATTGATGGTGATGAAACGATGGTTTATTTGTATATCTTTGGACACAATGGTGCAATCGAAAAGCATTTTATGCTTTCGCAGCATTATGAGTTCAAATCAGACATCTATAGTTTCGATAAAGCCAATGAATATCTACTCAGCATTCTGAATGAAGGAGGGTGTCCGGTATGAATTTAGAGGAGCTTAGACTTCTCCCCAAATGGGATATGGTCTTGGCGGCAAACGTCATTCTGGACGAACTCAACAAACGTGAGGCACCGATCGTTGATTGGGAGAATCCAGATATGTACGTGGATCATCTTGAATATCACGCCGCTGATTCCATTCAGAACGGTAAGACGGTTCCGGGCATGGGGGATAAGTCAGACGCAATCTATTGTTTTTTTAAGCAGTTAAAGGAGCCAGTCTATGAACGAGAGGATACAGGAAGTACTGAGACTGATTGATGTTCAGCTTGCACTTGTTCCAGATAATCCAATAGAGGAACAGTACAAGGCGAGGACATTGGCAAGTTACACGCAAGCACTAAATGGGCTTTTAGCGGCTCAGAAAGCATATAAGGAGAACGCTCATGAGTGATTTTGAAATCCGTATTCCAGCGAGAAAGAAACAGCCTGCAACTGATAAGGATAACCCGGTCGTGAAAGTATCAACAGGCGCATACAATGCGCTGGTTGAAATCTATAACGAATCGACCTTATCAATGAAAGATATCGCAAGTTTGCTGATCGTTGAGGGCAGTAAGCATGTAGTTTATGACAAGGAGGAATAACAATGGCAACACCAGTATTGATTATTGGAAAATCTGGTTCCGGTAAAAGTACTAGTCTTAGAAACTGCCAGAATGAACACTGGAATCTTATTAGAGTATTAAATAAGCCACTTCCGTTTAAAGGAAAGATTGACGGATGGTTTACAGATGATTACCAGCAGGTAATGAAGTGCCTGATTGCATCAAAAGCGGAGTCAATTGTGATTGACGATGCAGGTTATCTTATCACGAATCATTTTATGAAAGGACACGCTTCTGCCGGAAAAGGCAATGCGGTGTTCGCTCTGTACAATGATATTGGAGACTATTTCTGGAATCTTATCCAGTTCATTGTAACAAAAGTACCGCAGAATAAAATTGTTTACCTTATGATGCATGAAGAAAAAGATGATTCCGGGGAAGTAAAACCTAAGACAATTGGTAAGCTTCTGGACGAAAAAGTTTGCATCGAGGGTATGTTTACCATCGTTCTTCGCTGCATCGAAGAGAGTGGAAAACACTTATTTGTCACTCAGTCCAGTCAGGGAGCGGTAAGCAAGTCCCCGATCGGAATGTTTGACAGTTTGACTATTGATAATGACCTTGCAGAGGTGGATAAGGTTATCAGAGACTACTACGAATTAGGAGGAATTGAAGATGGTGGAAGTAACTAACTATTGTTTTAAATACGCAATAGAATTAAATACTATCATCGATGAATACAAAGGTGAATGTTCTTTTGATCATTTGATTAAAGTCGAACCAAAAAGCTATTCAAATTTAAGCTCTATATTTTCAAAAATTAATAATTCCGTTCACTATGTGCTGGAAAAATATGGAGACGTAAGAGAATGTCATTTGTTTTATCTCCCGGCATTTATGGGTGATACGTATAATTCGTCACTTATCAACATTGTAAAAGCAGACAATAATGGAACGACAATCGTATTTTGTGATAATAAAGAAATCGTTCCGTCAGATTGCATCGAAAAAATAATTTGTTTTGAGGAGGAATCAAAATGTTAAAACCACAGAATTATGACACAACACAGGCAGCAGGAGAATTTGAACCAATTAAGCTTGGTGGTCATAAGATGGTAATTAAGCAGGTATCAGAGAAAAAATCCCAGGGTGGACTTGATATGCTTGTTATCTTGTTTGATTTCGCAGAAGGAGACGAACAGGCGGGTTATTTTATGAAGCAGTTTGAAAATGACATTCGTCCAGACAAGAAATATCCGAACGCCGGCACTAACTATATGGTCATTGACGAGAGTGTAGATTATGGCGTCCGTAACCTTAAAACATTTATCACATGCGTAGAAAAGTCAAATCCGGGATTTGCCGTTAAGTGGGGCGATAATTTCGGGCAGCAGTTTAAGGGAAAACTGATCGGCGGCATCTTCCGTCTGGAGAGAGACTGGTACGACAATAAAGAAGTGAAACGTCACAAGCTTGCATGGTTCCGCAGTATTGAAGGAATTAAGGATGTAGATATCCCAGAAGAGCGCGCCACGAGAGCCTATGACGATCATCTGAAAGAAGAAGCTATCATGGGAGCGAATCCGGCAGGTACGGACTTTATGAGTATTCCAGATGGAATTGATGAAGAACTTCCATTTAATTAAAAGGATGTGTTTTTAATGGTTATACAAGTGGACACAAGGGAACATAAATCAGAATGGGAACGGATTCAGAGTCAGTTTGATAGCCTTGGAGTGCAGTATTTTCGCTCTAAATTGTATTGCGGTGATTATCAATCACTGGACAATGCAAAACTCTGTATTGACCGTAAAAAGGATTTACAAGAGCTTTGTGGAAATGTCTGCCAGCAGCATGAAAGATTCAAAGCAGAGCTTATCAGAGCGCGTGAAGCAGGTATTCAGTTGATTATTCTATGTGAACACGGGCCAGATATTAAATCAGTTGGTGATGTGTATTTTTGGGAGAACCCAAGAAAGCACAAAGTGATCTGGAAGACGGTAAACGGTAAAAAGGTAAAGACTGTGATATCGGACAAGGCTGTTGATGGCTGCCAGTTATATAAATCTCTCTGCACAATCAGAGATAGATACGGAGTCCAATTTGAATTCTGTACAAAAGAAGAAACCGGTAAAAAAATTGTGGAGTTATTGGAGGGTGGAAATGCCAAAAGCAAATAAAGCTAAAAGACAGTATGTTGTAACAGATCCATACGGAAATAATAGAATGACTGTTGCGGTATCTCCTGAAAAAGCAATTAATAACGCAAGATACAAAGACTATCTGGAAGCTGGCGCATGGTATGACGTGCCTGATTTCGATGAATATGAAGTAGATGAAATTGTATGACAAAAGATGAAATTAAGCAATCAATGAAAATGTCCGAGATTCTTTCCAGATATGGGCTAAAGCCGAACAGAGCCGGATTCATACAGTGTCCCTTTCATAACGATGACCGTACCGCATCCATGAAAATCTACAAAGACAGCTATTATTGTTTCGGTTGTGGTGCATCAGGTGACATATTTACATTCGTTCAGAACATGGATAATTGCGATTTTAAGACAGCTTTTACCATACTTGGGGGAACTTACCAGAAACCAGATTTCTCCTCCAGAATGGCAATATATCACGCTCAGAAGCAAAAAGAAATGAGAGAGAAAGCAGAACAGAAGAAAAAGGTTGAGCTGCAAGAATGCTTGTCGGATATAGATTTCTACAGAGCTATCCTTGGCAGAGTGAAACCATTATCTGACGGATGGTGTGAAGCATGGAACAGGTTGCAACTTGCGCTATATCACCATGGATTTATTACAGGACTGGAAGAAGGTGATTAACACGTGGAAATGATAAGCAAGCTCACGAAGGACTCTATTCTGGGCGAAGAAGTATTTGACGAGATATTCAGTCAGGAAGACGAGATATACAAGGCACGTCTTACACTGACACTTCTGGACAGAGCCAAGGAGCTTGGCGTAAAGAAAAAATTTGAGGATTTGCTAAAAGTTTACACGAAAGTACAGAAGCAGATGATTGAAAAAGAAAAAAGTAGCAAGGCTGTTTCTATGCTAGACCAGTGGACTAATTTTTCTGATTGTGAGTATGATCGAATGAAATGCCTTAACTGGGTGGCAGACGATGATGGAATCAGAATTTCAAACACAAATCCAGGATCACCGGACATTATAGCCTGTTATCATCCTATTCTTCCGATTGAACGAATGAAGAATCTGGAGACTGGAGAAGAACAGATAAAGCTAATCTATAAAAGGAATAATAAATGGTCCGAGGTTATTGTACCGAAAACTATGGTTGCATCGGCCAGTAAAATTGTTGGTTTATCCGCACTTGGTATTTCAGTGACTTCTGAGAATGCGAAGTTCCTTGTCCGGTATCTGTCAGACGTAGAAAATGCAAATGACGATTATATCAATATTCAATATTCATCAAGTAAAATCGGGTGGATCAGGGATTATTTTCTTCCCTACGACAAGGATATTGTGTTCGATGGAGACATGAGGTTCCGACAACTGTATGAAAGTATCAGCGTAGGTGGCAGCAGAACAGAATGGTATGAACACGTGAAGAAGGTTCGTGCCACTGGAAGAATAGAGCCGAAAATTATGTTAGCCGCAAGTTTCGCCAGTATTCTGATCAAACTGGTCGGTGCTCTTCCATTCTTTGTGGACTTATGGGGCGAAACCGAGGGTGGTAAGACTGTAACACTTATGCTAGGAGCTTCTGTCTGGGCAAACCCTGGCGAATCCAGATACATAGGAGACTTCAAGACAACAGATGTGGCTCTGGAAGCAAAGTCTGATATGCTTAACAATCTTCCGCTAATTCTGGATGATACTTCCAAGGTATCTGCCAAGATCAGGGATAACTTCGAGGGCATTGTGTACGACCTGTGTTCCGGCAAAGGAAAGAGCCGTTCTAATAAAGAATTGGGTGTGAACCGGGAGAATCGCTGGCAGAACTGCATTCTGACCAATGGCGAGCGTCCGCTTGCAGGATATGTCAGCCAGGGTGGAGCAATTAACCGAATTATTGAGGTCGAGTGTTCTGAAAAGATATTTGATGATCCGCAGCTTACCGCAGATACCCTTAAAAAGAACTACGGATATGCAGGAATCGATTTTGTAAATGTAGTTAAGGAAATGTCCATTGACGATATAAAAGCCATGCAGAAGCATTTTCAGAGCCTTATACAGGACGATGACAAGATGCAGAAGCAAAGTATATCAATGAGCATTATCTTGACAGCAGATAAAATCGCAACAGATCAGCTGTTCCATGATGGCCAGTACATTGACATTGAGACGGCTAAGAATCTTCTGACAGAGAAAGAAATGGTATCTGAAAACGAACGCGCTTACTGGTTCGTGCTTGATAAGATTGCCATGAACGGAATTAAATTCGATGATAACCCAGATATAAAAACAGAAAGGTGGGGAATTATTGACAATGATCCGATAGAGAAAACATCAACTGCAATAATCTATAGCGCAGCGTTTGATGATTTATGCAAAATCGGAAGATTCTCCAGAAAAGCATTTTTGTCATGGGCTGTTAAGAAGGGACTTGTGGAAACCGACAGCAGAGGTTATCCGACCAAAGCAAAAAAACTTGACGGAATTGTCACCAAATGTGTGTTTTTGAAAATTGTAGATGAAATTCCGAAAGGATTCATGAATTGTAATGATGATTTTGAGATTACAGACGATATTGTGTTTGATTAACAAACAATTCGCCCAAAAGGTAACCGGGTAACCTAGGTAACCTTTGATTCTGCATATATATATTTGAGTATTTATATACACATATTGAGTATAAAAGTTTCCCTATATGAGAAAGTCAGGGTTACTCGGTTACTCGGTTACCTGCCAGTAAAATCAATGGTTTGCGGATTTTTGAACGGTTACGTTTCGGTTACTATCGGTTACTTATATTATATACCTAATATATATAATATATAATAATTTTTAAAAATTAAAAGAGCGTATACAGTGTGCAGAATATTGTATACAAAAAAGGATGTGAGGAATTGAAAGTAGAAGCTAAAGATATTCCGATCATGCATAAGTTCATGCCGGAGTTTTGGAAGGCGATAAAAGAATTTTACAATGTAGAAAATAACGATGAATATTTTGATGCATTGCATAAAAGATTTGAGGATTTATATGAAATCTATCCAGACAGTTTGGCAAGATATCTGTCTTTGGCCTTTTACAAATGGGCTGCGGATGTGTCAAAGGGAAAATGCAAAGTATGAATGAGGTGATAGAAATGCCATATAACACAGCAAGAAAGTACTATGAGGGTATCCAGACAAGGAAAGACATATATCTGTACATCATAAGATACTTGAAAGAGCACAATTATCCGCCAAGTATTCCGGATATTGCAGCAGGTCTGAGCATATCTAACCATACCGTGCAGAATCATTTCGGTAAATTACTGGAAAGTGGATTACTTGCGACAGACAACCCCGGTGCGCCACGAGCGTATCGAGTGACAGGATACAGGTTCAGAAAGGTGAAGGAAAATGAGTAGCAAGTTAAAAGTCAAGAAAAAGACCAGATTTCCTGTTCAGACTTCTAATCAGGCGGCTTATGCGTTTGGACGGGCTATGCAGAACTGTTATAGACAGGTAAAAGACGTAGAGCAGCAAGCCTACGAGGATGGATTCACTGTTGGTGAAGATTGGAGCAACACGATCAACACCGTCACAACCATGATGGCTCTGAGACGCTTATATGGCTTTTCCACGAAGCGATTGCTTGATGTGATAAGAACTGCCAATGAATACGTTAAAATGGCAAATGAGGGCAAAATGAGCGTTCTGAGTATGATGCAGGACATTGAAGAGAACACAGATGTAAGATTTGACGAGATGAATAAGAATCTGGTTAAGAAAATGGGAGTATAAAATCATGGAGGACTACACAATAGCGTGTCAGTTGCTTACATGGGGAAAGTGAGGATGGAAAATGAGAAAGAATAATTATACTTCATTTTTTAAAATCAAGCCAAAGAAAGTAGAGAGATACATTCGTTGCAGAAAATGTGGCGGAAACATGGAATGGGTTGAATACTATCCACCACAAATCAAATGTCCGAAGTGCGGATATACTGTATATCCAAAACCTTATGAGCCAGATTGTATCAAACTGCCAGAAACATTTGAAGAATATTTTGAATTATATGAGAAAGTGAGGACGCAAAATGTTAATCAGAAGTCAGGATAAAAGAATGATTGTAAATTTCGACAATATTTGCACAGTATCAGCGTTTCCTGAAAAGGATAGTGAGGATATCTATGTCGAAGATGGCACAGGCTCACTCATGGTCGGAAGATATTCCGCCAAAGCAAAAGCCATGAAAGTACTGGATATGATTCAAGAAGCCTATGTAAATGGACATATTGATTATCAGATGCCAGCGGACAGTGAGGTGGTTGTATGATTACATTCTTATTAGGATTCACCCTTGGAACCATATTCGGAGTGGTTGGCCTTGTATGTGTGGCGATCATGTACGACAAACACCACCCAGACAAATAGAAAGGAGAACGGTATGCTGACAAGGAATAAAAAGCTGAAAGACTACGGTATTCCGGCAGAGGACATAGAAAAACTGAATACGATGCTGAAAGACTTCCCGGCAGAGTACGAATACCTGCTTTCCAGTGCTGCCTTGTCAGCTTGCCCGAAAAACACGGTGATAGCGGATATGGTTATTGAGAATATCCTACACCGGAAAAGTTACAGAAAAATCAGCAGAGAAAGATATATCCCGATGAACCCGAAAGACTTCTACGGATACAGACGCAAGACCGTCGCTGTACTGTATGAGAGGATGCGGTTGTTGGGAGTGTGGGAGGATGAAAGATGGGCAGATTAATTGATGCAGATAAATTGAAACATGCGATACATTGTGCATATTCTGATGATTTAGAGATCCTTGAAAAGATTGACGAGCAGCCAACAGCTTTTGATGCGGAAAAAGTTACGGAATCGCTTATGGACAGATTTCGTGTTGTTTCCAATGATGAGGACTTGGAATGGAATAGAGCTATAGACTATGCTGTTAAAATCGTGGAAGGCGGTGGAGCTGAATGAGCAATGTATCAGTTGGGACATTAGGGAAGCTAAAAGATAGCATGGTCGGAAGAAGATATAAACACTTCAAAGGAAGAATCTATATTGTCACCGATATCGCAGTACATACAGAATCTGATGAAATCATGGTGATCTACAAGTGCTTTGCATACCCATTTGTAACATGGTGCAGACCGTTGACTATGTTTACGAGTGATGTGGACAGAAAGAAATATCCAAATGTAAAGCAGAAAAGAAGATTTGAACCACTTTCTAAGATACAGGAGGAATCAGATGAATAAAGGCAAAGACATTTCAACCATGTTTACAAAAGAAGAAAATAGAAAGAATGGAAGGCTCGGATACGCAGATGCTACCAGAGAGAAGGAAGATATTATCAATCCTGCACAGTATGGAGCATTCTTATAGAAAAGAGGAAAGAGAAAAATGAGAAAATCAGCATTAGTGACGGATACACCGAAAAACTGTTACGATTGCCCGTTCGGAACTGAATACTGCGGCGATTCTGAATATGAGGGGTGTTGTGAGTTAGCTGAGTGCTTAGACAGTGACATGAGGCTTATAACAGAAGAGCATTATGATTACGAAAGTGAATCAAGACCAGATTGGTGTCCATTGAAGCCACTGCCGGAGAAAATGAAAGTAACTGGGCTTTATAACGGCGAGTATTTCAAAGCGGGAGGCAAACTACCGAGCTATAAGATCGGCTGGAACCAGTGTATTGATGAGATTACAGGAGGAATGGATTAATGGCATGTGCAAAGAAATGTGATAGATGTGGAAAACTGTATGAGCAGTACAATTCTAAAAACGATAGAAAAAATCCTAATGGGATCATGGTATTAAATCTGGATAGTCAGAGAAGATATTTCGCACATAATGCTCTGGATTTATGTCCTGATTGTATGAAAGGATTTCAGGACTGGTTTGGAGAGGTGAAGTAGATGGAGAGATTAACAAAATGGGAAGATGGTAGTATCACATATAACGAAAAACGAGAGCTTGAGTGTGGTGAATATTGCGATAGCTGCTCACAGGGTGCAGGAATTTGTAAAACAGTAGAGAATATGATAAAAAAACTTGCCACTTATGAAGACTTAGAAGAGCAGGGTTTGTTTGTAAGACTGCCGGTTAAAATCGGTGATGATATTTATAAGATTCCGAGCAAAGCGAATTATGATTTAAATGTTCTGAATGGATATAAAGCAAATAACAGAGTGTATCATCAAAAAGCTTACAGCATTGTATATTCACAAAGTGGTTGGTTCGTGCAGTGCGATAAAGATAGTATTAACGCCCCGAATGTAATTTGCGTTGACGTAGAATACGGAAAAACATGGTTTCTCACTCGTGAAGAAGCTGAGAAGAAGTTGGAGGAGATGAAGAATGGCTGAATATGTTAAAAAGTCAGATGTAATAAAAATCATGGAAAATAATTCTCACATGATAGAGGTATTTGGAATTAAGAAGAAAATAATTGACGGATTCGCAATGGGTTGTGATTTCGAAGATCTGGAAACTGTCAGTATTGAGGAGGACGATAAGGAGGATTAACATGAAACCAGAAGAAGCAAAAGACATATTATCCGATATGAGAGACCAGCATTTATGTTTCCTTGAAAGTTCTGAAAACAAAGATGAATGGCAGAAAAAATATCTCAAGGAAGCATGGGCGTGTGATTCCGGAGCAAAAGCATTGGAAAAGCAGATTCCATGCAAACCTGAAGAATATGTTCCAGATTTTCCGTACAATATATTTTCCACTCAAAAATGTGCGAAATGCGGAACATCTGTTATTGGTAAAAAAATAAGCAAGTACTGTTCTGAATGCGGGCAGAAAATTGACTGGGGAGATGAGTGATTAAATGGATTTTAATACAGCAATGGCGAAATCAGTAGCATGGGCCAGTACATCATTTGCCGTAATAGCGGCACTCAGTTATACAAAAGAACCATTATGCTTAATGGCATTAGTTCTTCCGCTGTTTGTTGGATTACTTGCACATTAATGAGAAGGAGTTGATAATCATGTTGGACAAGCCTACACTTAAAATTAACGGAGAAGAAGTTATAATAAAATGTAATGGGGATACTATAAATTTCAAAGATGATAATGTGGAAGTGACCAGGGCGAGCAAAAACATGATGTTTAAGTCACCAGACATAACCCCGCAACTCGCCATATCAGCATTCACAGTACTACATCAATATTGCAGCTTAATCAGTCCACATGACTGCATCAGATGCGTATTCTATGAGCATTGCCCGGAGTGTTTCATGGGGTGTCCAGGAGATCAGGGCGAGACGATCAGAAAATTGCGTAACAATGAATAAAATTAGAGAGTCGGTATTTACCGGCTCTTTTTTAGCACAAAATTCCTCAAACATGTACCACAACTTTTCCGCCAACCTATGATAGAATATACTCAGAAGTGTTACTATGGGATTTTATAGCTTAATTCAGAAAGGATATGATTGGATGTTGATAGGATGGCAAATGATCAGAATTTAAATAATAGAGCGGCGACACAGTTTCGAAGCGGTGAGGAAGCGGTGAGAAATGGGAAAAAAGGCGGTATCGCATCTGGATATTCTAGGAGACAAAAAAAAGCCCTTTCTGATTATGTGAAAATTATAGCTGAAAGCCCTGCATCAAGTACTGCAAAAAAGAAACTTGCAAAAATGGGGATTGCTGACGAAGACGCAAATAACATGGCAGTCGTAGCAACTTCTCTGTATAAAAAAGCGGCAGATGGAAATATACAGGCTATCGAAAAATGGGAGCAGCTAACAGCAGCTTCAAAAGACGATGATAAAAAATATGAACTTCCTGCCAGAGTACTTGGCAAGGCGTTCGTGGATATTAACCGACAGATTAAGCCTAATATTGAATATGTATTTGAGGGCGGTCGTGGTGGCCTAAAATCGTCGTTTGTAGCCTTTAAGATTGTTGAGCTTATCAAGAATAATCCCCAGATGCACGCCTGCATTACAAGACAAGTAGCCGGTACTCTGAAAGATTCTGTATATGCTAACATGAAATGGGCTATCAATGAACTGGGATTGATGGAAGAATTTGAATGCAAGGTGTCGCCACTTGAGATCAAGTATATTAAGACAGGGCAGACAATATACTTCCGTGGTCTGGACGATGAAACCAAACTGAAATCTATTAAGCCGGAATTTGGATATATCGGAATCCTTTGGAAAGAAGAAAAAGACCAGATGAAGGGAGATGCTCAGGAACGTTCTGTTAATCAGTCAGTACTTCGTGGCGGCGATGAATCCTATGATTTTTCATCGTATAACCCACCAAAATCAAAATCAAACTGGGTAAACAGGATCAAGCTCACACCTAACCCGAAAAGAGTTATTCATCATTCGAGTTATTTGGAAGCCCCGGCGGAGTGGCTCGGACAGAAGTTTATTGACGATGCAGCACATCTGAAAGAAATCAATCCAGAAGCCTATGAACATGAATACCTGGGTGTTCCGAATGGCGATGGTGGAAACGTATTTGAATACCTAGAAATCAGAGATATTACAGATGAAGAAATTAGCCGCATGGATCGCATTTTTGCTGGTGTAGATTTTGGATGGTATCCTGACCAGTTCTGCTATCTCCGAACTTATTACGATTCTGCTAGAGAGAAAATATATCTGATTGACGAATTGTATGTAAATAAATGGAGCAACTCCAAGACCGCTGATTGGATCAAGAAAAAAGGCTATGACGATTATACGATGATATGTGATTCTGCGGAGCCTAAGTCCGTGAATGATTTCCGGGACGCCGGACTTCCTGCCAGAGGAGCAATCAAAGGGCCGGGAAGTATCGAGTATGGTTTTAAGTTCTTACAGACTAAGACACTTGTCATTGACCCGAAGCGGACACCGAACGCATACAAAGAAATTACAGAATATGAGTATGATCGGGACAAAGAGGGAAATGTAATAAGCGGTTATCCTGATGGAAACGATCATGCAATTTCGGCACTCAGGTATGCTTATGAGCCGTTATTTAACAGGAGGGGGTACAGTGCATAAAATGTTAGATAGGTACTTTTCAGATAAAATAAATAAATTCTTAAGCATCGGTTTAAAAATATATGGATCATCTGACATTAACGAAATCTTAAAAGTTGTAGAATATGAAGACATTATTGTGCGAGATACTTCTGTAAGATGGATGGATTTTAAAAGGTAGATTAAATGGGACTTATAACAACACTAAAAAGGTGGTTTAACATGATTTTCAAAAAACAAGCCGAAGAGGACTTTAATATCCAGGCGGCAGAATTCCCGGAGATGGAATCACTGATTAACCGGTGTGCGAACATCTATAGGGGTGCGCCGGAATGGCTGGATGATGAGGATAATATCAAGACGATCAATTTCGCGAAAACTGTCTGCTCAGAGACAGCACGGCTCACAACGCTGGCAATCGGCATCCAGATCGGCGGTTCCGCAAGGGCTACATGGCTTCAGAAACAGATTAACAAGGTATATTTTCAGATACGTCACTGGGTAGAGTACGGTTGCGCCTATGGAACGGTTTTCATCAAGCCGAACGGTGAGAGCCTTGATGTATTTACTCCGGCAGATGTGATGATTGTGGATTATGACAATCAGGAAATAAAAGGGATTATATTCAAGGATTCTTATACTGTTGGACGAAAATACTATACACGGCTTGAATATCATCGTTTTGTTGAAACCACCGTGGACGGCGTGACAACTTACCCATATTATGTTTCTAATAGAGCCTATGTATCAAAATCCCCTCAGTCAATTGGCAATAAGATTGACCTTAAACAGACCAAATGGGCTGATCTCATGGCAGATACGCCACCGATTCTCAAGGCAAACGGAGAAAAGCTGGACGGACCGCTTTTCGGAGTTCTACGGACGCCACAGGCGAACAATGTGGATATTAGCACACCACTGGGCTTGCCGGTTTTTGCTGAAGGCATTGAGGAGCTGGGAGACATTGATGTTGCGTATAGTCGGAATGCGGGGGAAATTAAAGACTCTCAGAAGATTGCTCTGTTAGATGATAGACTACTGATGCCAAGCGGTACACCTGTTTCAGCCATGTCACCACGAGGTATGGAAAACAGGCGAAACGAGATGAAATTGCCGCATTATGTCAAGAACGTGTTCGGACAGGACGAAAAAGAGTTTTATCAGGAAATCAATCCACAGCTCAACACGGATGCACGGTTGGCCGGAATCAATGCGCTACTGTCACAGCTTAGCTACAAATGTGGATTTAGCAGTGGTTATTTTGTGTTTAACGAGAAAACTGGAATGGTGACGGCTACGCAGGTGGAAGCGGACGACCGCCGGACAATTCAGTTTATTAAGGACGTTCGGGATAAGCTGGAGGATTGTCTGAATGGCGTAATCTATGCACTCAATGTTTTTGCCGACCTGTACGATCTAACTCCGGTGGGCGTTTATGAAACAACATACGACTTCGGAGACATAACCTACAACAGAGAAGAAGACCGTGCAAGATGGTGGCAGTATGTTGTACAGGGAAAGGTTCCAGCATGGCTGTTTTTCGTAAAATTTGAAGGAATGACCGAGGAAGATGCGAAAGCAATGGTCAAAGAAGCTCAACCAGACGAACCGAAATTATTTGGAGAGGAGTGAGAAAATGGCCGATACATTCAAGGGAATAATCACAGCAGATGGGAAGAAGAGACAGTTACCTTATGGAAGTGTTCTCGAAACGCCTGTATCTGATAAAACATTATCTGCGGACGGCGCTTTTGCAGATGCTAAAGTAACAGGGGACAAATTCAAAGAAGTAAAGGCGGAAACTAATTCACTAAAGGAAGATTTAGTTAACTTAGAGAATGGTACATGTATTTTAAAAGGAGAATTTGACGTTGGTAATATCAAAAGTTCTACTGGCGAATATGAACGTGATTATATTTATCAGGTATCGAATAAACATCCCATTTCCTATGATACAAATTTAATATTATATATTAAAGATGGATTTCAAGTTGCTTTTTCTTGGTATGATAACGATGGTAGTTTTATAAAAAAAGATTCGTTTATAAAAAATAGAAAAGTAATAACGGCAAATACAAAGTTTTCGGTGACTATTTTAAAAACAGGAATTACAACTGGAATTGCTGATGTTCACGAATATTTAAGCGCAATAACATATGAATGGGAATTGATAAATTTAACTTACAGAAATGATATATTAAAGAATTACATGAAATTTGTATATGGAACTTTATCAAACGGTATTCCAGTTTCAACATCTGCATCAAGATTTAGAAGCAAAGATATTTCTTGTGCATATTATGATACCACTTTTAGGTCGTTGGAAGATAGATTTGTTTTAGCATATCATTCTTATAATAAAAATGGTAATTTTTTATATGATAGTGGGTGGAACTATGAAGTATCAGTAAGCAAAGGCACTAAGTATAGACTATTATTGAAAGATACTATGGAGGAATATAAAGAAAATGATATAGAATTAATTACAGAAAAATATGTTGCATCATATAGTGGCATAGAAGGCAATAGACATCTTATAGATGAATTAATTGGTAAAAAACCGGTAAATAATTTTAATGATTATACTGTTATAATGGCTCATCGAGGATATTCAAGTATTGCTCCAGAAAATACAATGCCAGCTTTTGAATTGGCATATAAAAATGGCTGTAGGTGTATTGAGACTGATGTTGTTTATACATCTGATAGAATACCAGTTTTATCTCATGATATTAATATTAATAGAACTGCTAGGGACAAAAATGGAAACATGTTGCCAGAAACTGTTAATATTTCTACTATTACTTATAACGATGTTAAACAATATGATTTTGGAATTTGGAAAGATGTGAAATATAAAGGAACGGAAATATGCACACTTGAAGATTTCTTGTATTTCTGTAAGGTAAAATCGGTACAGCCTATTATCGAATTAAAAAGAGGCTACGACAATAGTTGGATAAAAGGCGCGTATAATGTGGCAAGTAAATTGGGAATGCTTGATAAGGTTGTATGGAATTCTTTTGAGCATTCGTTTTTAACATATATACACAGTCTATGTGATTTTACTAATTTTTTTGTAAATGTAGATAGGGATATAGATGAGGATGCAATAAATATAGCAATCAATCTTAAAACAAATAGTAATGCTGTTTATATAGGTTCTACAGTTGAGAAACTTACTTCAAATGGCGTTTCTAAAGCGTTGTCAAACAATATCCAAGTAGGCGTTGGTACAACAGATGAAAAATCTGTAGCAAAAGAGTTTGCAAAAAATGGAGTACATTTTGTTTGCACAAATGCGTTGTTGATCGATGATTTGTATTAAAGTAATGAAGTATGTTACATTACTAATTAACTAAAGAGGACTTTAGTTAACCAGTAAAATTCAAAACATGTACCACGACTTTTGACGAAAGAGGTGATATACTATGCTTAGTCCAGAATATTTACGGCAAATTACAGAGGGCAGTGAACAAATTGCCGAAGAACTGCATCAGTATATCATCTCTGAGATCGTGTCGAGAATGGTGGCAAGAATCGGCAGAGGTGAAGACTATATCCTAACCAATGCCGATGCGTGGAGAATCAGAACACTACAGGAATCCGGTGAATTGTTAGAGGACATTATGACGGAATTATCCAGATACACCAAACGCGAACAGCAGGAACTTCTTGAAGCGTTCGAAGATGCCGGTATCACTGCTCTCGATTATGATGATAAGATATACAAGGCGGCAGGATTAAGCCCTGTACCGCTCGAGCAATCCCCGACTATGATAAGACTCATGGAGCGAAATATGCTTGCGACTATGGGCGAGTGGAAGAACTTCACAAGAACGACTGCAAGTGCTGCTCAGGCGTTGTATATCAACCAGTGTGACCTTGCATACAATCATGTGATGACTGGGGCAGTTGGATATACGCAAGCGATTAGAGAAGCAGTTAACAATGTTGTAAGCAATGGCGTTACGGTAACATATCCATCCGGCAGAAAAGATACAATTGAAACAGCGGTTGCACGCTCTGTCAGAACTGGCGTGGCTCAGGCTACTGGAGATATATCCCTAAAACGCATGGAAGAAATGAACTGGGATTTAGTTCTGGTCAGTGCTCACATGGGAGCCAGAACAGGTGACGGCGGTGAGAATCCGGGAAATCACGCATGGTGGCAAGGAAAGATATACTCTCGTTCTGGCAAGAGTAAGAAATTTCCGCCGTTCTCATTGACCGGATATGGAACGGCAAGCGGATTGTCAGGGGTCAACTGTCGGCATAGCTTTGGGTCAAGTGACGGAGAATTTAATCCCTATACAGAACTATCAGCACAGGACAAAGCCAACAAAGGCAAACAGTACGAAAAGGAACAACGACAACGTACTTATGAACGGAGAATCCGCAAAACAAAGCGTGAAGTTCTCGGAATGCAAGCGGCGGTTGATAACTGTAAGGACGAACAGACAAGATTTGCACTCCAGCAAGACCTTGACCGGAAGTCTTATCTTTTGCAGAAACAAAATGCTGCATACAAAGATTACTGCAAGCAGAACGGCCTGAGAGAATTGCAAGACCGGCTCATGATAGCGAAGTGGAACCGCCAGAATGCCGCAAAAGCCAGAGGAGCGGCAAAACGATATAAAACAGCAAAGGGGATTGACTGATGGATAGATGGGAATATTACAATCCGAATCCTGCTGGAAATCGAGTCGGAGATTGTGCTGTTCGGGCAATATGTAAAGCAACCGGCTTCGACTGGGAAACGGTTTTTACCGGATTAATGATACAGGCATGTACTCTGTCAGATATGCCATCAGCTAATTACGTTTGGGGAGCGTACCTCTACAAACATGGGTACAGACGCAAACTGATTGAGCAATCAGAACGGTATATCTATACAGTCAACGACTTTTGCACAGACCATCCGACAGGTACATACATTCTCTGCATAGATGGTCATGTGGTGACGGTACAGAACGGCAAATATTACGATACATGGGATAGTGGTAATGAGATCCCGGTATACTACTGGGAAAAGGAGTAGCTAAATGAGCATATCAGAATTTGTACAAGTATTCCTCTCAATTTGCGGAGGAGTGTCTATTGTCGGAGGAGCGGTGGCCGTAATTCTTAAGTGGATTACTCCAGCATTTCGACTTAATAAGCGAGTTGAGACACTGGAAGAACATGATAAGCGAGATTACGAGAGTCTTCAGAGGATCGCGGAGCGTGATTCATTGATTCTGGAAGTGCTATCAACAATGTTGGACAGTCAGATTAGTGGAAATAACGTCGAGGAATTAAAAAAAACAAAACAGAAGCTTACAAATTATCTTGCACAGAATCAACGTTAGCATTAGTAAGGGGTATGCTCATGAAATTATATGTGTTCACGAAAAAAGATATAGACAGGTTCTTGATAGAGTGCAATTTCACACCGGACGAAGAAAGACTGTTCCGGTTGAGATGCCAGGAACGCACTCTCGAATACTGTGCTGAGCAGATGAATGTGAGCATATCAACAGCAAAGCGGTTAAGCCGGAGGGTGAATAATAAAATAATTAAAGTATGCTAAAAAGTAAGGAGAGGATTTTCTACCCTCTCCCATTTTTTTAACAAAAATCTTCTTTTACAGCTCTTTCAAGTAGCTTTATAACATATTCTGGTGGAGTTCGCTTGCCACTCTCCCAGTTTTCTATGCTTCTTTTAGGAATACCATATTTTTCAGAAAAAGCTTGCTGGCTCAGATTTGTAAAATTCCTTAATTCCTTTACATCCATATATTAACCTCTCGTTTCTTCCCAATCGCCATCGTCAAAAATGGTAACCTGTCTATGTATCGTCTGCATCCAGTCTTCACCAGTGAAATTTCCGAACGGATCTCGGCTTTTTCTCGGTACTTCCTGTTCTAATTTCACATAACGACACCACGTAGATTCGTCTTTTACTATTTTCCATCCTTTTTCAATTAATTGCTTAATCCTTTCTTCGCCCGTCATTTTATTATCCTCCCTTGACTATATTTTTACCTTCGTGGTATAATGTCTTTGTCACTTACAGAGGGATGTTCTGTAAGCGGAGTGCCTAACGATTCCGGGCACCACGGATTGAAATAATAATTTTAGGTATAAAGAGCTAGTTTTGCATGCTTAGCTCTTTTTACTTTGCATTTTTTCCGTCTCCATAACATTTATAAAACGCTTCAACCAGCTCTGCCAGTTCCTGCGGCGTGAGCTTTTCTTTTAGGTCATCCGGGATACGATTGTAATTGCGCGCAAAGGTTTCAACACAATCTCCAATTTTGCATGCCTTTTTGACCTGTTCAAGTTTGTACATTGCTCCGATTTCTTCAGCTGTAAACATCTCTTTTCTAAGAGCTTCACGGCCTTCTTTGTCTCGATCAAGCCCCAATGATTTTATCGCTACCTTCTTACTAATGACTCCGATTCCTTGTATTTTCATTTTAATCCTCCTTTATTATAAAACGCGATATCTCACGATATCTTCAACTTTCTCAGGACTTCCATACCAGTATTTTTCGTCTGGATTCCATTTAAGCCCAAATTCTTTTAAAGTTTTCCTACAATTAAAAGTATTTCCAGAAACAACTCCGTCTCCAAGGTTAAAAAGAACTTCGCATCCATCAAGGAAAGCATTGAAATATTTGCCAAGCTTTGCGAGCTTGAGATCTTCTTTAGCTTTTTCCCATGCTCTTTTAAGTGCTACAGAAATAGTACATTTACACTGTCTTACGATACTCCATGCATTTTTCATGATTTCTGATTTGTTATACTTCATAATGCTTACCTCCTAAATGATTCCTTATTTCCTCTTGTTGATATTATAATACCACCCAGTGAGTGATATGTCAATACTTTTTTGACACTTTTTCGAACTTTTTAGATTGATATATCTATGTAAAAATATAATCAGAAAGGCGGTGCATAAGATGGCATTATATAACAATCCTTATCAATACAGTTTTGGTGTTCCGGGGCAGATGAATCAGTTCCAGCAACAGCCTGCCCAGATGCCAGCTCAACTAGTACAGCAACCACAGCAGAATAATAGCGGTATCCTGTGGGTATCCGGCGAAGTCGGCGCAAAATCCTATCTGGTAGCACCCGGGACAAGTGTTTTACTGATGGATTCAGAATCAGAGAAATTTTATATAAAATCCACAGACGTATCCGGCATGCCGCAACCATTACGAACGTTTGAGTATCATGAAGTAGGCGCCCAGATGCCGCCTAAACAGACTGCTCAGAACATGGACAGTAAATACGTCACCAGACAGGAATACGACGATTTAAAGGGCAAATACGAAGCTATCATAAACCGATTAAATTCATTTTCTGAACCTATTAGAGCTAATACTGTACAGGAATCAGCAATCAATGGAGGAAATGCAGATGAGTAATCCATTATTTAACACACTTGGCGGTGGGATGCCACAGGGAAACGGACCAATGCAGATGATACAACAATTCATGCAATTTAAACAGAATTATAAGGGAAACCCAAAAGAAGAAGTTCAGAAAATGTTGCAGTCTGGAAGGATTTCACAGCAACAGCTTAATCAGGTTCAACAGATGGCAGGGCAGTTCCAAAATCTGCTGAAAAATATAAAATAGTACATTACAATCTGGCCAGATTGATGTAAATACAAAAAAGGAGATTATAACTATGGATGGAAATTTAACAGCATCAGACGTTGCTCTTTTGACCGGGAACAACAGAAATGATGGAATGTTTGGCGGAGATGGCGCATGGTGGCTTATCGTGCTTTTCTTGTTCGCATTTTGCGGATGGGGAAACAACGGCTGGGGCAATAATGGAAACGGCGGAGGATATGTAGCTACAGCAGCTACTCAGGCAGATATTCAGAGAGGATTCGACAATTCCGCTGTAATCAGCAAGCTTGACGGAATCAATAGCGGCCTGTGTGATGGCTTCTACGCCATGAATAACGGTATGCTTACCGGATTTAACGGAATCAACACCAACATCATGCAGACTGGTTTCGGCATTCAGCAGGCTATTAATGCTGATACTGTAGCAAATATGCAGAATACCAATGCACTCCAGGCACAGCTTGCAAACTGCTGCTGCGAAACCAGAGAAGCAATCCAGGGCATAAACTACAACATGGCGCAGAATACCTGTGCATTGCAGAACACCATGAACAGCAACACAAGAGACATCATTGACAGCCAGAACGCTGGAACAAGAGCGATTCTTGACTATCTCTGCAATGAAAAGATTTCTAACCTTCAGGCTGAAAACAATGACCTCAGACGTGCCGCTTCTCAGGATCGCCAGAGTGCGCTTCTCACAACTGCAATGGCTTCTCAGACACAGCAGCTCATTAATGCGATTAATCCAGCACCGATTCCGGCATATCAGGTTCCTAATCCGAACACATATTACGGATGCGGATGCAACACCGGATGTAATTGTTAACAACTTCATATCGAGAGTATCTTTCGATTGATTCGGATGTCGGCTTATGCCGTATTACACAGAGGGGCAGGCTGAGACCTGTCCTTTTGTGATATGAAAGGAGTATTTTTATGGCAGAATTTACAAATGTAGCTGCTCAGACTGTAGCAGCAAATGGAAACGTAGTATTTTCAAACACAGCAGTCAAAGGTTCTAACTGCATTCAACACAGGGAGGGAAGTGGAATCATTACGCTGAGAGGACTTACTAACCAGTGCAAGGCTAGATTTTTCGTGGACTTCTCTGGTAATATTGCAATTCCAACAGGCGGTACTGTCGGGGCTATTTCTCTGGCTATTGCAATATCTGGTGAGCCGGTTCTTTCTTCTCAGATGATTTCCACACCGGCAGCAGTAGACCAGTACAACAATGTGTCCTCTGGAATCTATATTGATGTACCTCGCGGATGTTGCGTTAATATCGCAGTAGAGAATACAAGCGATCAGGCTGTTTCTGTTGCGAACGCAAACATTGTTGTGACCAGAGAAGCATAGGAGGTGTGATTATGAGAGACATTAAGGATTTATGTGCAAGAATTGAAGACGAACTGTCCAAAATTGCTGACAGTGGACTGACTACCGGAAATCTGGAAATGACATACAAACTGATTGATATGTACAAAGATATCAAGAATACGTATTACTGGGACAAGAAAGTGGAATATTACAACACTGTCCTTGATGAGATGCGTAGCGGCTACAATGACGATTACAGCGAACGTGGAAGAAAGCGTGACAGCATGGGGAGATACAGCGCAAATGACGGCAGAATGATGCCAGATTACGACCGGGGCAGTTCTTATGCCAGACGTGGTGAGCATTATGTTAGAGGGCATTACAGCCGTTCTGACGGACGAGATGCTTATGACGACTATATGACGCAGAAACAGAGCTATCGTTCCGGCAAAT